TGTCAACCACTCTTCACCAAAACGCTCTTAATTTTCTCAATACTATGTCGAGAAACGCCAAGACCGCTGCTGGGACCTCAGTCGCTGTGTCTGTGACTCCGCAAGGGATAACAGACGATTCTGAGGCTCTCACTGGCGCCTTTAATGCGCACTTTAAGAAATGCTACACTCACAACCAGATCACGAAAGTTCTGGGCACGCCCTTAGTAAAGACGTGGTACGCCGGGTATAAGGCTACACGCAATATAGAGAAGGCCGAACCTGCCGTGTGGTCGCAGGTCGGCCTCAGCGCTGAGGAATACAACGCAGGGCTAGTCGGGCAGCAGAAACGCGCCAAAGAGCGCGCCGCACTTGCCGATCACCTCTCTGAACTCTCAATTGAGTACAACAGGAAGGTGCAAGCGGCGCTGGGAGCCTCCTATAAGCAATTACAGGAGGAGTGGCGCCCGATAGACGATATCCTCGAGGCTGGTTATAATTGCCTCGAAATGGATGAGGTAGCATGGATAGAGGCGGATGGTATTACTCGTGAGGAACGAGTGTACCGTCGCGAGGCTTGTATAACCTCGCTGCGCGCGCGATGTATCCTTCGGAATAAGGTTACACTCGCCCCCGCCGGCCCGATGCCCACAAAAGCTCTCTTAGGAGAGTGGCTGACCCACAAAGGGATCGAGGCTAGCGCAAGTAGCTTATTTGAAGGTACTATGGCGAATCTTAAACGGGGGCTTCGAGCAAAGCTGCTCGAGCTAAACAATACCGCAAAGGGGCGAGGTGCCCAACCTCTGCCAGCTTTTCCCGATGGTATGCCTCTTTGTGAGGTTGGCACCATCGCCGAGCTGGACGTAGACAGGATGGAGGAGACGCGCCGCGATATATTTCGCGTTGCCCCCCAAACAGCAACTGCCTCAAGCAGCTCGCTGTCAGGGGGGGCGCTTTAAACCTCGCTACCCTTTAGCGAAGGAGACGTTACTGAGTAGGTTTACCCACAACTACCAGTTACTTACGGGGTACAACAAACGTCTCCTCAATAACACTCCCCGACCCCCCCCCTCGTTTACAAGGTTTAAGGTACGTAGTGCGCTCAAGGCCTATTTTACGCGACTACTACATGAAGCACCACTAGAACCATCAGGTTTTAGACCTACGTATAGAGATGACAAAAGAGCAAAAGACTACCTTATGAAGAAGGTAGAGCAGTATCACTTGGAGGCAGAAAGAGTTAAGCGACGCTATGGTAACCTAACTGAGGTGTGCGTTCTTAACGCGTACGAAGATGAGTACGCATCTGCTCTCAAAGATTCTGGTGCTTATATCCGCAAGACGTTGCGATATTTAGCATCCGTCGGGGCGACGGCTCTGATGGAAACTGACTCGGAAATAACAACAACCGGTGACGTGATGGTACGTAAATCGTTGCCTCGGTACGTTTCGGGTCACCCAGTTTCCCTTGAGCGGAATTCTGTTTCCAAGCTCTTCAAGGCTAGCGATGTTTTCGCACAACTACGTTTTAAAGAACGGCTTGAAGAAGGTCCAGGCGGATATTTCGTTGGAACCATCCCTAGAACTAAGGCTCCGAATCGGCCACAAAACTTTACGCTCCCGTATTTGGACGTGGAACTTATGGAGGAATATGACCCGTTGGCACCAGCGTGCGACGGGATAACTGAATGTGTTATGGGAGGTTCATGGGATTCAAATTACAGTGTGTTACAGAACGCACTGGACGCCGACCTTACCACCGACTTTCATTTGAGCGACTTCTCCAAAGTTGTCGCAGATTATGGAAGTGAGTTACAGCTACGACATATTGGGTTCCCTAGCTGTACTGATACTGCTGAAGTACACCTTAATCCTACCGCTTTCACAGGGTTGTACTCCTCGGTTATGCTTTCCAATAAACTCGAAGCGTACCCGACCACCTCTCTTCAAGCCCGTGAGCTGTTCAGTCGAATCTCCGAAGAAGGTCCAGAAATGGATCCAACCGTTTGGACAGCCATGGGAAGATCTAAGCGCAACGCGAAGCCCTGGGGTGAACGCCTCAAATCCAGGCTTGTTCAGGCCCCGGAAGATTATTGGGCACGATACGTTGGCGTCTTTGCTGAGCCAGTTACCAATCAATTCTTGGATACAGCAGGAGTAGTCTTACTGGGAGAGCCCGCGGTCGGTGGCTCGCTCGCCCAAAGGATGCAACAGATACGAACTGAGAAAGTACTTGAACTTGATTGGGGAAATTTTGATAGTACAGTTCGCCTTCAGATGAAACGCGCGGCTCTGGCGCTTGCGTGGACTTGTTACAATACTAGTGCTGAGTCTGATAACCACTTACTTTCTGTTGCGTCTTCCATCCTCTCTTACAACCTCATCACCCCTGACGGTGGTATTTGGCACTTAAATAACGGAGTGCCAAGTGGTTCACCCTTTACCTCAATTGTTGATACGCTTGCCAACTGGTTAGCGCTTCGGCTCGCTGGTGAACACTTACCCCGCTTTCGAGCTCCGCTTGGGTGTATTTCTGTTTACGGAGATGATACGCTTCTTGGACTTCCAGGAGACGTGTCCGAGACTGACCTCCAGAGTTTTATCCACTTTTGTACTACTCGTATCGGCTTTAAAGTCGAGCGCGATGACTTGTACGTTAAGAACATGGTGGAGGATAACTCTGTCTTCGCTCCTTCGATAATTGGTTACGCTTTTATTGGAGGGTGTATCATAGGTCGGTCTCCAATGAAGTGGATGGAAATTTGGCGTATTCCTCCGAAGCCTGTTAAGACTTCTAACGCCAAGTATGCTCTTTGGAATTTCATGGCCACCTCTCCCCCAGGTGACCCACTAGCGTTCTGGTGGAGGCAGCGTTACTGTTCAATGCAACAGGGTAGGTCTTCCCTGTGGCACCATGGAGCTGAACCTTCTGTTAAATTCGCGCTCCAAGGAAGTTTTGAGCATTACGTAGGTCCTCGCTGCTCTACTCCAAAGGCTCTGCACTACCTTCCTGGTACTCACTACCGGTCTCCTATGCCCGAAGTCGCAAGACAACGGTTTAAAGGGAATTTCCGGTTACGTTTGAGGTTCCAGAATAAAGGAATGGCGGCATCTACCGCGGCGTTAATCGCCATGGAGATGGCCTCCAATGCAGTTCGGCCTAGTTGGCAGCACAAATATAACGTTTTGGTCCAGTGACCACCCTCTCAGTACACGAGAGGTGTGTGGTGGTGCAACTCCC